CCTGACATTTATTGGTTGATAAATGGGAAAAGTATTTGGATTGAATTAAAGTCAAATGACATCAAGAATTGTGGACTTTCTAAATATCAAATTAATTGGCATTTAAAACATTTTCAAAATGGTGGAACTTCTTTTATCTTGCGAGAAGACCTCTCGCAGAGGGCTTCTCAAAATCTACAAATATTCGTGGTTCGTGAACCGAGAGACTTGGTTCTAGTTTGTGCGAACCTAAACTTACCTAACGCTTTTCAAAAAATCTTGACGCTATAACCACGCTTCACGCTTGACTAACAAACGCCAACAAAGTTGGCGTTTGTAAATCTTGAGATCTTACAACGAGTTTGGGTCGTGGGGCTTGATACCTTTATAAATCTTGAGATCTTACAACGAGATTTTTTCGCTTTCCTTTTACCTTTACATAGGCGCGTAAATCTTGAGATCTTACAACGAAATTTTTTCGCTTTTTCTTTACCTTTACAAAAAAAATAAATTTTTTTTAAAAATAAAATAGAGCAGCTCAAGGCAGCTTAACCAGGGCCAGCTTACCAGGACTATTTAAACCTGGAGAGCCGGTAAAATAAAAGTTGACTATGCTGCCATCTCATGCTAATGGGACTAATAAACAAAAGGAGGAAAAATGAAAAAACCAAAACAATTAGCAGAAGGCATGGGCTATTTTAATGACTACAATGAGTGGGGAAAGGGTAGGGATTTGGGTATCATTAATTTTAAAGGAGATACTTTAAAATCTACTCGAGAAATTTTAGATGGCAAAGATTGTATTGTCTCTAGAATTACTGACACACATGGTAAGACTAGAATATCACAGATTGAATATCCATTAATTTATAAGGAGAAAAAAAATGATAAACTTTAAAGATCTAAAAAAAGGGCAGGAGATAAAAAGTGATCAGCTGCATCCGTTTATTTTATGCAGCGGAAAACTTCTGGAGAGTCCAAAGCAAGGCAAGGGCGTTAAGAAAACTGTGCTCATAGATGCTAAGGGCTCGGAGCTGGGTTTTTTTGATGAGGCTGGCTCAATCTATAGCAGCCAAATCAAATTGGCCAAAGTAAACAACATATGGCAGGAGGTAAAACATGGATAAGAATCTAACTTCGGATTTATTTGGCTGCCCACCGCCTTGCAGTGACTGCGATGGAAGTGGAGTCATTGTTACTGAGTTAACTTTCACTGATGATAAGATCGGAAAAAAAATAAGCTGCGGAGAGCGTGAAGACGAATGCGAAAGCTGCAACGGAAGCGGGGTAACTGATGCCTCTTCTTAATTATTACAGTCAAACCAAAATGGCTAAGGGTGAACAATTCGGAGTCAAGACAGCTATTTTGCATTTAGCCCCATTCGATTTGAGTGGCAAAAATGTCTGCCCCAAAGCTAGCAAAGAATGCGCTGCGCTTTGTTTAAACACATCAGGCCGTGGACAGATGAACTCGGTGCAGCAAGCTCGAGTTAAAAAAACTCAGTACTTCTGGACCAATAAGAATGCATTCTTATGGGATCTGAGTCGTGAAATTGAGCTGCTAAAGAATCGAGCCAAAAATCAAGGCTTTAAATTTGCCGTTAGATTGAATGGGACTTCGGATCTGCCATGGCATCGCATGAAAGTTGATGGAGGAAGTACCCTTCATGAGCTGCATCCTGATGTCCAATTTTATGAATATACCAAAGTCTTAAATTATTTAGATCATGATCAGGAGAATTTGCATTTTACATTCAGTGACTCAGGGCGTAACGATTCGGATATTAAAAAAGCTATTAAAAAAAATGTAAATGTTGCCATCGTTTTTCAGGATAAGTTGCCCAGGAAGTGGCTGCAGCGGAGAGTCATTGACGGTGATAAGCATGACCTACGATATAGAGATCCGTCAGGCGTGATAGTTGGACTCATTGCTAAAGGGAAAGCGTCACGGGTTAGCGGATCTAATAGCTTTTTAAAGGTGGCTACATGATTGACAATCTCATTGCTGCGCTCATACGCTGCGCCATCTTTTACCCTATACTAACAGTAGTTATTTTTTTTCTAATTGTTATGGCTTTTTAGAATGATTCTAAGTTGCTCCTTGTGTCATTCTTTAAGATACGCCCAGGCTACAACCTGGGCGTGTATTTGACCTGGTTAAGCTGCCCCTTTAATTAATTAATTATTTATTTGACATCTTATCATATATGATTAAGATGGGACTAATCGCATAAGCGGGAAAAAAACAAAAGGAGTAAATATGTTAAAAGCAAAAAAATCACTTGCTCAGGCAAATAACTTAAAATTGTTTAAAGCTTGTGAAGTGAATGACTTGCGTAAAACTTACGCAAAATTATGGACAGATGTTAAGGAAGAGACATTGCCCATAGTTGAAGAGCAGGGGGGATTTGTTATAGGTAAGTACAAAAATAAATCCTATTCTTTGGAGATCATCAAAAAAAATGTTATTAGATTTGATGTAAAAACTTTCAAGGAAAAACATCCTGAAATATATGACTCATTTAAGATACAAGGTGAGTCTGTAGAGTTAAAAACAAAGTATAAAAAATCATAATGAATAAAATCAATTTATACTTTTATATAATGTTAATTCTAATTAGCTTTGCTATAGCTTTTTTAGGCGTTGTCATAATGTTTAATTTTGATGTCACACTTGGATCAGTTATGGCAATTGCAGGAATTGGACTAACATTAAGAATAGTACACTTTCAATGATACCTTTTAAATATAAAGGATATCAGGTCACTATTGGCAATATTGCCAATGTGACCAAAGTGACTGCAACCAATGGGACGGATGATTGTTCATGGCTGTTTAATATAGACACAGCCCATCAAGCTAAATGGGATGTATTCGTGAAGCGTGTTAAAAAGACTGTAGATGATCGCTTGAGATATATTAAACAAACTGAGAATAATCACTCTTAATTAATCTTTATCTAACGCCCTCTATTCAAGGGGGCGTTGGTTTTTCATAGAGGTACCAACCAAAATGCAAAAATTAAAAAATTTATTTTTTTAATTTTTTTCCTTATTTTTAAAATTTTTCCTTTTCATCCTTTACCTTGACATGCCAAATACATGTAGTCAGGCCTTTAATGAAAGGGGTTTATTTTTAGGGGACTCAAGTATATAGTAAGTATATATGAGTAATACCGATTTAATGACCACCGATCAGCTACGAGAGAGGCTCGAAAAAGTGTGGCTTCAACATATTAAACTGTGCCAAGATAACTTCTTATATTTTGTAAAAAATGTATGGCCTGATTTTATATGTCGTACAGACAAAGATATGAATAGATGGGGACATCATCAACATATTGCTCATGAGTTTACCAATATAGCAAAAAATAAAAAAGGGAGGCTCATTGTAAATATGCCTCCTAGACATACCAAATCAGAATTTGCATCTGTTTATTTTCCAGCATGGATCATAGGGAAGTTTCCTAAAATGAAATTAATGCAGGTATCACACAATGCAGAACTGTCTGCAAGGTTTGGGGCTAAGGTAAGAAATTTAATTGATAGCCCAGACTATAAACAAATATTTGGAGATGTTAGACTACGAGAAGATAGTAAGGCAAAAGGACGTTGGGAGACCAATCATGGTGGGGAATACTTTGCAGCGGGTGTTGGCGGTTCTATCACAGGACGAGGGGCGGACTTACTTATTATTGACGATCCACATACTGAACAAGATTCTATGTCTGATTCTGCCATGGAAAGAACTTATGAATGGTATTTATCTGGACCTAGACAAAGATTACAACCTGGAGGCTCAATTGTTCTTGTAATGACAAGATGGGCAGAAGATGATTTAACAGGAAGATTAATTAAAGCAGAAGAAGAACCTAAAGCAGACAAGTGGGAAAAAATTTCTTTTCCTGCACTTATAGGGGAAGATGATGATGTAGTACCCGTGTGGCCTGAATATTGGTCTCTTGAAGAATTAGAAAAAGTTAAAGCGTCTATATCAATTAGAAATTGGTCTGCTCAATATATGCAGAATCCAACATCAGAAGAAGGAGCTATTTT